TACAAAATCAACCTACGTAAGCATCGCGGCAGTAGTGTGCGCAAGGTCTTAATGGACGGCGAAAACGTTACCGATATTACCGTCACTGTCGATTCGCGCGAGAATACCGCGTCTTACTCTATTTCACTGTTCAAAATGGCTGACCTGCAGGCAGGAGACGAGGTGAACATCACCTACACGCCGATGGGGATTCAAGTGGACACCCGCATCGTCGGCATCACCTACGACCCATTTTACCGATACACGGTAGACATCGAGGTCGGGGATTTCGTGCCGGATATACTCGCGTCTACCGCGACACAGCTCGACCGCGTAAGGCAGGAGTTCCGCGCGGTGGACGGTGAGCTTCGCTCCTCTATCGAAACGGTCGAGGGGGATATGTCCGAGCTGTCGCAGACCGTCTCCGGGTTTGACCTGCGGATCTCTGACGCGGAGGGGTCGGTCGCGGCTCTTTCTCTTACCGTAGACGGCTGCAGCACCCGCATCGAGAATGTCGAGGGCGGGCTTGCCGACATGTCGCTCACGCTGAATGGATTCAACACCAGAATCGAGAATACCGAAGGCTCCATCTCCACCCTGTCACAGAGCCTGACCTCCATCACCACCCGTGTGGAGAACGCTGAGGGGAGAATTTCCACAGTCTCTCAAACAGCTGACAAGGTGAACTGGCTGATCAAAAGCGGCACGTCGTCGTCCGACTTCACGATGACGGACAGAGCGGTCAGCCTCGTCGCCGAGCAGATCGACCTCACCGGATATGTTACGATATCCTCTCTGCGCACCGAGGGCAGTACGGTCATCAACGGCTCCAACATTACGACCGGAACGATATCAGCCGACCGAATCGACGTGTCGACGCTGAAGCTCTCACGCCTGTACGCAGGTTCGTCGGTCAATGTGGCGATAACCTCGTCGGGCACCGAGTCGTTGTATATCGGCGGCGACGGCACATGGAACTACAAATATCTCAAAATTTTCGCTGACACGATACAGTTCATGCAGTTCAGTGCGGGGATAACCTCCATGCTTGTGATGGATCTCGGCGACAGCTCGCTTCACCCGAACGCCGACGGATCATGGGATCTAGGAAGCATACTTTACGGCTTCGGGACGCTGTATATCCGGAATGTCTGCTGCCGTAGGGGAGACGGCGTCTGCGGTTCGTCGACCTATCCTTTCGCGAGCGGATATATCAAGAAGCTGAGTCTCGGCGAGGACTGCTATCTCACCGCCGACGGATCGTCTCTCTGCGTCAACGGAGAAGCGATCGGGACAGGAAAGATATCACGGCTGTACGCGGGCACTACCAACAATTACGCCGAGCTGAACTCGTCCTACGAACTAGTGCCGTCTACTACGGCATACGACTTTTCTGTCGGCTCATCACAGCGTCCATGGAAGAAGGCATACATCACCGAGCTTTACTTGAACGGCACGAAGTTCACGCCGACGACGGTGGACGCGAGCCGGATACAGTATTCGAGCACGATATACGCGTCTCTCAACGCTTCGAAGCAGTTCATTCCAGCGGCGTCTACCGGGTACTATCTCGGCTCGTCAAGCTATCCTTGGCAGTATGCCTATGTGACCACTCTGTACATCAACGGTACGAAGTTCGACCCGTCGTCCATTTCGGTTGACACACTGAGTTATTCAAGCACTGTGACCGCTTCGCTCAATTCGTCAAAGCAGTTTCTTCCCGCGTCGTCCACTGGATATTCGCTCGGCTCGACGACTACTCCCTGGGCGAGCGCGTATGTGACGAATCTGTATGTCAACGGCACGAAGTTCGAGCCTTCCTCCGGCAGTGACTTCGCAGGCGATACGGTAAACATGGGCGGCAGTACATCATACTACATCATCTGCAACACGTCTCGCGAGCTTCGACCGAACACGACGTCCACATACAATCCCTTCTACCTCGGGACATCGACCTACTACTGGCATTACGCCTACATCGGCTCGAATACCGTGAAGCTCGGGAACTCGACAAACTCGAAGCTGGGATTCTTCTCGGCGACTCCGGTAGCACGGCAGACCGTATCCTCGACCGCCACGGTAGCGACGCTGATCTCCGCGCTCAAGAAATACGGGCTTATTGGATAATATACTATCTCATAAAATGAAATTCGGTCTGGCGAAATTAATGATAATTCCGGATAAAGGAGATATTTAATTTAATGAAAGTGAAACTGAAAACCATCATCGACGCGATTCCGTCGCTGTCAAAAATCTCGGGCGGAGACCTGAGTCTTGTCTGTGCCTACCGCCTGCAAAAGAGCATCTCCGCCCTGCAGAGGGAGGTCGACTTCTTTTCGGAACAGCGGCGGAAAATATTCGATAAGTACGGCACACCAAAGGACGACGGAACATATTCTTTTGACAAGGAAAGCGAGCGTCTCGCGATAGGCGAGCTTGAGGAGCTTCTGTCGCTAGAGGTCTAGCCGGACATTGAGGTCATCGAGATACCGATAACCGAAAACATACGCGTTTCGGCAAACGACGTCGGGCTTCTGTCGCCATTCATTCAATTTACCGATTAGGGGGTATACATCAATGAAACAAATATGGACGGCAATTCAAACAGCCTTTACGGCTCTTGGCGGATTCATCGGCTGGTTTCTTGGCGGCGCGGACGGATTCATGTACGCGCTGATCGCCTTTGTCGTGATCGACTATATCACCGGTGTGTTCTGTGCCATAGCTGACAAGAGCCTGTCGAGCGAGGTGGGCTTCAAGGGAATCTGCCGAAAGGTGCTGATATTCGTGCTTGTCGGAATAGGAAACATAATCGATGTCTACGTGCTTGGCGATTCGAGCGTCCTTCGCACTGCGGTCATATTCTTTTATCTTTCCAACGAGGGCGTATCTCTGCTTGAGAACGCGTCGCGGCTCGGACTGCCGATTCCCGACAAGCTGAAAGATGTATTGTCACAGCTTCATGACAAAGGAGATGGCAACGATGAATCTGCGTAAACTCATTCTCACCGAAAACGCCTGCTGCAAGGCAGGTCGGAAGATCACACCCAAGGGCATTATGGTCCACTCCACCGGAGCAAATAACCCATGGCTGAAACGATATGTAGGTCCGGACGACGGTCTGCTCGGCGTGAATCGATACAATAATCACTGGAACACCTATCACCCAAGCGGGATCGAGGTCTGCGTTCACGCCTTCATCGGTAAGCTCGCGGACGGAAGTATCGCCGCCTATCAGACCCTGCCGTGGGATCACCGCGGCTGGCACGCGGGCGGTTCGGCGAACGACACGCACATCGGGTTTGAGATATGCGAGGACGATCTCTCGGACAGAGACTATTTTGAAAAGGTCTACCGCGAAGCCGTGGAGCTGTGCGCCTATCTCTGCAAGGAGTTTCACTTGACCGAGCGCGATATCATCTGCCACAGTGAGGGACACACGCTCGGCATCGCGTCCAATCATGGCGACGTCATGCACTGGTTTCCACGCTTCGGCAAGGACATGGACACCTTCCGTGCGGAGGTCAAGATTTTGCTTGGCGGGACTTCCGGCGTCGAACCTGCCGGGATCGATGAGGACGGCATTTCGGTCGGCGATCTTGTGAGGATCACAGGCACCGAATACTACGACGGCGGCACTATTCCCGCGTGGGTTAGAAATCAAAACTGGTATGTCCGCGAGGTCTCGGGCGACCGGGCGGTGATCGACAAAAACGAGAGCGGTACGAATAATATCATGTCCGCGGTTCGTATGTGTGACCTTGAAGCCGTCCGAAAAGCTAATCACGAAGATTTTATCGTCCACACTGTCAAAAAAGGCGACACACTTTGGGGCATTGCGAAAAAATATCTCGGAAGCGGTTCTCGCTATGACGAGCTGAAGCGTCTCAACGACCTTGACGGTGACTTCATCGCCGTCGGACAGAAACTGAAAATTCCAAACTAAGCACACAGCTCATCGGAAAATCTCCGGTGAGCTTTTTTTATGCTTTTCTGTTCAAGCGCGTTTTTTTATCCAGTGTATAGTGAAGAAATTTAATAACGGAGGGATCGTCATGAAAGAAAATAATGACGCCGAGCTTCGGCTTCAGTGCGACTACAACTATTTTCTCGCGCAGAAAGCCGCCGAGCGCCTGCTTTGCGAGAAACTCATTTCTCAGGCTGAATTCAACAAATTGACGCGGCTCAACCGCGATACTTTCTCACCCGATCTGGTAGAATTAATGCCAAAAATACCTTGATTATTCCGCCTTTCAGAGTTAATATATGATACCGATGAGGGGAGTTGACGCAGATGAAAAAAGTCACCGAGATCGCGGTAAGCCGCCCCGCGCCGAAAAAGACGCGCGCCGCCGCCTACTGCCGCGTATCGACCGACAGCGACGCCCAGCTTGAAAGCTTGGACACGCAGAAAAGCCATTATGAACAATACATCTCGGCGCATGACGGCTGGGAGCTTGCCGGAATCTACTACGACGAGGGTATCAGCGGAACCAAAACAGAAAACCGCGCTGAACTGCTCCGCATGATCTCCGACTGCGAAGCCGGCAGGATAGATCTTGTAATCACAAAGTCGATCAGCCGGTTTTCGAGGAATACCGCCGACTGTCTTGAGATCATACGAAGGCTGTCAAGGCTGAATATTCCGGTATTATTTGAGAAGGAAAACATCGACACAGGCTCAATGGAAAGCGAGCTGTTCCTATCGGTTCTGACCGGCATGGCGCAGGGCGAGTCGACATCGGTCTCGGACAATGTTAAGTGGTCGGTGAAGCGGCGG